TCTCAGACGAGCTCGGCCCGCCCTTCGACTTACCGGGCTTCAGGGTGATACCCTTTGTCCGCTTCTTCGCCTGCTTCGTGATCTTCCGGCGTACCGCAGTTTCCTTGTAGTCCTTGGACACGAGTTCATGGGCCAGCCGCATCGCCTCAGCCACGGACAACCGCTGTCCGCGGAGCTGCTCTGCCCCCAGCTTGATCGAAAACGCCTGGTCCAAGACCTCGTTGCGGTTGTCGACCTGCTGCTGGGTAAGCGGCCCCTTCTGTTCGTCCCCGTACAGCTCTTTGTAGGGGACCAGGGACTCATCCGCAAAGAACGCCTCGACCTCTTTCACAGCCTGGTCGTTGGCGGCCTGGGTGGCGGCCTGCTGTCCCTGCTGCAACGACGGAACGATCGCGTTGACGGCCTCAATCGCCCCATTCACCGGGTTGAGGAGGCTGTCGACCAGCTCGTCCAGCATCTCGTCGTCGCCGTACTTATCCCTCAGATTCTTCTTGAGGGCAGCCCCGTCCACTGGGGACGGCACCTTGAACTCGCCGGAGGGGCTCGTCGAGTCCGTCGACGGCTCCGGCTGACTTGCGGGCTGCTGACTCTGTTGACGAGCCTGACGGCCCGCAGCGGCGAACGTCGCGAGTTCATCATTTCGGGACTGGTGGATGTTGGCAGCGATGTTCAAGAACCGATCGCCGAGAGCGGTCAGATTCTGGTCGATGTCCTCATCCGTCCAGCCTCGGGCTTTCAGGGATCGCCGATACGGGTCAGGCAGGGTTGGGGCGTTGGGGTCAACATCACCCTCCTCAGCCGCAGCCACCTGGGCGTCCTCTTCCTCGCCGCTGGGTTCTTCCTCGTCGTCAACCGGCTCATCATCGGCCGGTTCGTCCTCTTCGACCGGTTCTTCCTCGTCTTCAACCGGTTCATCCTCGTCTTCAACCGGTTCGTCCTCTTCGACCGGGTCGTCGTCATCTTCAACCGGCTCTTCGTCGCCGAAGGCCACGGCCATCTTCGATCGGACCTTCGCAGCCAGAGCGTCGTAGTCGGGTTTTGGGGTCGATTCCGGGGCTTCGTCCGGGGTCTTGTCCGTGGATTCGGTGTACTCTGTACCATTCACAGTCATGAGGGTCTCCATTCGCCGCTGCCGCAATCGCGGGGTAGGGGCGGGGTTTCAGTTCGGGGTCCATTATACCAGATCTCGTCTACGTCGTCAAGTTAGTTTTTCTCCTCCCAGCCAATTGCCGCCAGGGCTTGAAGCTTCTGGTGCCGGTTCCTCGCGATCGGCACCCCGTAGAGCTCATCCCGGGGGTCCGTTGACACCTCCACATCCGGAGCCGCCCGCTTTAATTGGGCAATCTCCTCCGGAGTCGTGCAGGCAATCGAGTGCATTTCGATTGGCGTGGCGAAGGGCCGGGGCGGTCCCGGGGCCTCAGCCGGAAAATCACGGTGCATCGTCGTGCCGCACTCACAAGTCGGGACTGTTTTGCCCTCCGTGATCGAACAGAACACGGTCGTCTCAGCCCCACAATCCGGGCATTTGTAGCAGTAAAGCGGCATTTGGGTCTCCTTAATAGCTGGTCGGCTCTTGCAACATCCGCTGCACTTCGTTCGCACCTGCTTGGGCCTGCTGGCGATCCCGCTGGTCCTGCGTCGGCGTGTCACCCATCACCTGACCGGGCTGGCCATTCTGAAGCAACGCTCCCAGGGCCCGTTGGACATCAGGGGACGGGCCCTGCTGCTGGCCGGTGGGCGTGCCCTGGGATCCCTGGGGCTGCGGCCCTCGCATCATCATCGACGCAATCCGCATCTGCATCTCCGGGTCCATAAAGACCTGGTCGATCCAGTCGATACCGCGATCCTCGGCCATCTTCGTGATGAAGACCCGAGCTGAGAAGGGGATCCCGAGCTGGGCCGCGGCGACCGCCGCATTCATCGCGGCCGGTAGAATCTTGGTCGCGAAGTCCATGGCTTCCATGAACCGAGTCTGCTCATCCTTACGGCCCATCGACTCCGGCTCCACCTTAAAGGTGAAATCCAGGAAGTCTCCGCTGCGAGCTTCCGGGGTCAGGAAGACCTGCTGTTCGATCTCCTGGGCCGGAGCCACCATCACGGGGCCCTGGGATGTCATCTCGTACTGAGCGGGCATTTTGACCCGGTCAATCAGCGGGAGCTCGACGAACGGGTCGGTGTGCAGATACCACGCCCGCTTGCGGGCCTCGTTCGCAGCCATTTGGTAGACCAGATCCTGCATGTCTCGCAGATGGACGGAGGCATTCTGGGCGAGGATACGGGCCTCAGTCGCCGAGTCCGCGTCCGTTCGCTGTCCGGCCAGGGCCTCGGGATTCGCCGCCATGGTCGAGAACCAGTTGTTGAGCTGGGCCAGGTGGATCTCGTTGGACTGCCGCTGACCGCCGAAGTCGTAGGTCCGGAGCCCATCCGGGTCGTCCATCGCGATGGCTTCCCCGTCGGCCGCGTCGAGAGCTTCCTGGGCGTCGTCCGCCGCAGACCGCTTGTACCCAACCACGCTCTTCTGCCGCTCGGCCTGGTCGATGATCTTCTTCGCCATGCGGTTCGCGAGCACATGCAGGTCGTGCCAGACGCCCACTGCGGGCACTGGCAGCGGATTTCCGGGCACCGGCGGAGTCAGGGCCAGAAGCGTATAAGGCCCGGTATCCGGGCCGTAGTAGTCGTCCACCCGGAGGAAGTCGTCGAACTGCACGCTGTCCGTCCCAGGGACGGTCACGATAGCGTTGGCATCCGGAATCCAGAGCTCTGTAACCGCCACCTCGTCCCGGAGGTCGGTCTCGTCTCCCACCCGAGCCTGCTTCTTTGAGAGATGCTCCGCTTGCTCATGCCGCTTGGTGCTCTCGGCCACGGAGGGCAACCTTTCGACCAGATCGTTCCGGTAGAGTCCGGAGTCCAGCAGGACCGAGCGGGGAACGTAGATCCGGTCCCCCATGTACGCCGCATCCCGGAACATATAGTCCCGACTCGATGGGTCGACCACGAAGTTATCGAAGTCCACCGCCTCGGTGTAGATCTGGCCCGCGTCCACGTTGTCGTACTCATCCAGAGCGTAGATCGTGTCCGATTCCGCCAGTCCGGTCTTCAAGATTCCAAGCGTGAAAACGGCGTCGACCAACACCCGACGATACACGTCCTTGATGTCGATTTCCCGGTCTTGGAATGACAGAGCCAGCTCCAGGAGCTTCGCGTAGTCCTTGTGAGCCACCCATCGGGAGTTGACGTTGTGCTTCGGGAAACTCATCACGATGTTGGGGATCAGCACCCGAATCGCGTTGAATATCAGGTTGAGGGCCTCAGTCCCGATCTCCCCGGAAGTCTGATCGTAATACTGGCCGACGTACCGCCGGAGGAACATCAGTCGTGCGTTCCGGAAGTTCTTGAAGCGGTCGAACCCCTTCTGCACGTTGCGTTGTAACTTCGTGGGCGTGACTTCTGAAGGCATGGTAGTTCCTTATCCGGTCCGGGTAAAGTCAAAGCGGTCCGTGCGTTGGGTCTGTCGCTTACGCCGCTTCCACTGCTGAAAACGGTGGGAGAATGAGCCAGGGCGGGACTCCATCGTCTGGCTCTTTCGCTGGATCAGCCGGTCGCCCGCCCCCACCAGCGTCAACATGTCCGCGATCACCCGGTCTCCGTGGGTCTTGCGAGCACTGAGGGACTCTTCCAGGAGATCGGCCGGGCCGATCCCTCCGGTCTCGTAGTGAATGTACGTCAGGGCCTCGTCGAGAGCCGCCGTGTCGTGGTTGATGATCTCACCATGGGCGTAAGCCCGTCGCAGCAATCCGAGAGCCGCAGCCTTCTTCTCCGTGGAACTCCGCCAGCCGTATCGCTTCCCCACCTTCTCGGCCCGCGTCCCCACGGCTCGGTCGAAGTAGACGTTCGGGTAGTTGAAGATCTGAACAACCTGGCGGCCGAAGTCGAACCCTGGATCGCCGTTGTTCTCCCAGATCAATAGAGGACGACGAACGCCGCCCGTCCACAGGCAAGCGGCACACGCAATGCGAGCCAGCTCATATGGCGGTGTCGTGGCGTCGGCAAATGCCGCGACCTTCTCCCGGGTTTCGACACAGAGGATGGAGATGGTGCTGTTGCTCGCCCCCATGCCCTTCGAGATGTCCACCCCGAGCACGTAGTTCTGGGTCTGGTCCGGGCGACCCTTCGTAAGTTCGCCCCAGATCTTCCAGGGGCCGCGGGGTGTCACGACGACCTTCGAGCGATCGCGACGGGCGAGGTGATTCTGGATATCCCCGTCCGGCACCTTCTTGTTGAAGTTGATCGTCAGCGTTCGGGCCGGATCCCGGGCGAACAACGTTCGGTGCTCCTCGATAATCGGGCCCTCGAAGAAGGTATCGCCACTCCCGACGTGGTCCATATCAACCTCAATCGCCAGCTCCTTCGGCGATCGCTTCTGCTCTTCGGTGTTGTACCAGGGGGAGCGAATCTTCCATCGGCCGAGGTCATCCTGCTCCACGTACCGGCCCCGACCCTTCTCCGGATGCTCCCACCAGGGCAGAATGAACACGGGGATCATACCGGACAGCCGCCACTTCGAGTACGCCGTTCCCGCCCCGTTGGGCGTCGAGCAAACCAGACGGCAGGCGGTGACGTCGCGGGTCGACCGCTTGATGCTCTCGCCCTCTTTCATCTTCGCCATCTCGTCCAGGAAGATCGACGTTCGCCGGTCGGAAGAGCCCGCCGTCGCATTCGCGGATTCGCCGTCAATTCGGCACCCATTGTCCAGGTTGACGAGGTGCATCTTCTTCCGCGTCGCCCGGGGGAGCATCCACTCTGGCAGTCGGGCGAAGATGTAGTCGAGCTTGCCGAACAGCGTGCCCGGGTCGGCCAGGGGACCGTGGGGATAGTTGCGGGGGAGGCCGTCGAGAATATCGACTGCGTCCTCCTTACGCGAGATCATCAGGTGTGATTCGGAATCGCGGAACAGCCACCGGTGGGCGTAGACCATGATGTGGTCCCACGTCGCCCCCATGTCGCGGCTCTTGTCCGTCAGCAGATCCTCCCCCTCTTCGATCGCCTGTTCGATGCGGAGCAGGTGCTGGTCCTGGATTTCCCACGTCACCATCGGAAGGTGGGCGTGTTCGGCTTGGCGGTTCCGGCCCACCTCATCCGCCTGGAACACCCGCTTCGTGAAGCCGAATGCGTTCACGAAGAACAGCAACGACTGGCTGGCCGCGGTGTAGAGATCCACCTGGAGATCGTCGTCCTCTTCCGCTGCGGCCAAGATATCCGCCCGCCAGGCGAGGTTGGCTTCCGGATCCTTCGGAACGATCAGGCCGGTAAGGGGATCCTTCCAGTCGAGTCGCTGGCGTGGAAACGGTTCGGGGAGCTGGGGCTGGACGGCGAACTCATTTGGCATCGGTGCCCTCCCCCGGCTTCAGGGAAGGCGGGCCCTTCCGCTTGAGCTGTTCGGCCTCGCCGTGGGTCTTCACGACCGCCTTCTTCGCCATGCCGTTGATGCGGCTTGCGGACAGCTCGCGAACCTTCTCGGCCGCCGACACCCGGGTCTCCTCCTCCTCGATAGCCTGCGGGGTGCGACCTTCCATCCGGTCGAAGACCATCTGGATCGCCCACTGGGCGGGCGGCACCTTGATGCAGCTCTCTTTCCCCTCATCGTCGGTGAGCCTGTCTTCGTAGCCGAGAGCCCGTTTCCACACCTCCAACGCCAGAGCCTCGCCCCGCGTGAGCATCGTACCGTCGTCTTCGATCGTGTGGATCTCGGCGGCGAGCTCTCGCAGGTGCTTGGTAAGCTGACGCGGATTGTAGGGCTTCGGCTTTCCCACGGACTACGCCCTCCAGTACGGCTGGCCGCCGACCACCTCAGCCCGGTTCTGGACGATACGGCCAACGCCGACGATCGTGAACTCTCCAGCTCCCGAGGCCAGAGCCTTCAGGCCGATCCCGTTCGGGCACATGATGCCCTCATTCGTGTAGTCGACAACGTGCGTTCCCTGCCCGCAGTGGGCAATCCGCTCGCTGTCGTCCACGTCGTCCCCAGCGTCAGCGTCCGCGAACACCTGCAACGTGATCTGGTCGATCACCATGATGTTCAGGACATCCACGCGAAGCTGCTCGTAGTCCTGGAGCGTGACGAGGTTGTGCTGGTCATCGTACAGCTTCACGGCCGTCGCAGAAGAGGCGTCCGTCGAGTGAAGCTCCAGTTTGGTGTATCGGCCTTGTTTCATGTCACGGCTCCGTCAGTGGGTCACTTGGATTTCTTGGCTCGGTACGCCCGGTACGCCTTCTTGGCTTTCTTCCTGGTCTTGTAGCGACACTTGCCGCTACCGATCCGGTACTTTCCGCTCTTGCACTTCTTAACGGGCATATCAGTCTCCTCGGGCTGAAGTACGTAGGCCCCGGGCGGCCGGGGAGCTCACACCCAAGACCCGGAGAAGGTGGAGCTCACACCCGACCGCCTGAGAGCCTACGAGCTGTTATCCTTGAACAGAATCAGGCGAACCCGGGCGTCGCCCTCGCCATCCGCTTCGTTCCGCTGCACTGTGATCTGGTCCACTGACGCCATGGTGGTCTCTGTCTCGTTCACGAACCCGGCGGTGGGCACCACGTTCTCCGCCAGGTAGACCGGTGCCCCCGCTGAGATCTTGATTCGCTCGCTCGTGGCCTCCCCGGTGGCCGACAGGGCCAGCAACACGTCCTTGTCCGACTCGATCCAGAAGCTGGTGTAGGTCGTGAAGCCCCCATCCCCGTCCTCCCACAGCGTCGCGACCCCGTAGTTATCAGGGATGGTGCGAACGGTCTCGTACATCTCGGCGGAAGTGAGGGTGGTGGTCATCAAGGGACTGATTCCCCGGGCGGCGGGGTCTTCGTTGCCCCGGTTGAGGTCCAGAAACGAGGAATCAGACCACTGGCCGGTCAGGGCGTGCCAGTTCTTGAGTGTCAGGTAAGCCATTTTCGGGCCCTCGTACAGCGGATGAGTGCGATTGGGCCTATTATACCCGACTTTGGGGGGCAATACAAGGGGGAATTCCGGCGGAAAAGGCAATTTTCTGGAGACTTGACCCGATGTGCTGGAATACGGGGGTGAACCGCGTACTTCGGCATTGTTCGCGAACAACGAACGTCGGATCGGTCGGTGTAAAAGGGCGTTTACGAGTTGTAAAAGGTCGAAATTTCACATTCGCGTGGGGTGCCAGATAAAGGTACCCCTGACCCGGGGGGTAGGTGCCAAAGGTCATACCCAGGGATGCCCTAACAGATCCCTTACACTCGCTCGATCTGTTCGGTTGCTGTTCGCTCGGTTTGTTCGGTGTTTGTTCGCCCTAACACAGACCTGAGTCAACGGTTATTGACAGTGTAAAGAGGTCTTTAATAACGAAATGCGTCGCCGGACGTAACGAAAACCGAGTCAAAACCCGCGTGATTGTAAAATAGCACCGTGTAAAACACTATTTTACAACGATTGTAAGTATGGGCGGAATAAGGGGTTGCAACAAGCACCACGTCCCTTGACCTGC